CATTACAATTAATAATATAGTTCAATCCTAAAATTTATTTACTAACCCTTTATGATATAATACCGCTATGGAAGAAGAAGAAGAAGAACTGATCCCTAATCTAATTGGTCAAGAAGAAGAAGAGGCAGTTGCTAGTGTTGATGATGCGCTTATGGGAGGCCTTGGATTAGGAGGTGCTGCCTTTGCTGCACAGACAGGTCGCGCCCCTACTCCTTCACCAACTGGAACACTTTCTCCGTTTGCTCAAAAGGTTGCAGCTAACGATGCAGCTAGACTTGCATCTCAGAATCGTCCCGCCTTGATAGGTACAGGAACCCAAACATCACCTGTTACAGCCCCTCGCTTAACGCCAGGTACTCAAGTTGCTGTGCCAGGTACACAAGTTCCTGCCACCACTGGTTCAACTACATTAAGTACAACAAAACCTACTTCAGGCTTTAATTATAGAGTAAATATGTCTCCTAGACTTTTAAGTAGGTTTGGAGGACCAGGTGCGTTAGCTTATGGTGCTGTTGACACAGCAACTGATTTAATTACGGGCAGATCATTATCGGACAGAATAGGAGACTTTGCGGGTTCAACAGTTGGAGATGTTTTGTTCCCAGGGGCAACTGGTGGATTGCCTGCTTTTAGTCCAGAAGAACTTGCATCTACAGAACTTACATCACCACAAGAATTAACATCTCCCCAAGATAGACCTAAAAATCCTATTGAAGCAGCTTTTACTCTAGGGTCAGGCACTGACGATGAAAGAATAGTCGCAGTTCGTTCTGATGGTCAAAGGGAACAAATAACTGCTGATCAATTAGCTGATTTTGAAAATACTATGCGTCAAACTGGTCAACCTCAAGTAACTGGTCTAGGCAGGGGTGGAGATGCAGGAGTTAATATAGTCAATCCAGAGGGTTTAATTATTCAACCTCAGCAAGCACCCGCTAGTTTAGCATCTATTGCTACAGATCAACCGCAAGGAACTAGAACCACTGCTCCAACAAATGAGGAAGTTAAAGCAGCGTTACAAGGACAAGGTGGTCAATTAACAAATGAACAGTCGGATACCTTGGTTGATACAGACCCTGATAGTACACCAGAATTTTCTCAACCTGTTGTGTCAAGAGGTGGCGCATTTTTCAGAGGATTGGGAAATATTCTATTGCGTCCTGCGAGTCGGCTAAAAAGAGGGATCGTAACTGCTGATGATTTTATATTTGGTACCCGAGATGATGGATCTCGACCAACACTTCGCCAATCAATGGAAAAAGCTGTTGATGCGGTAGATATGACACCATTTAGTGTTGATCCAATACCAACAGAAATTCCTGAAGCTCCTGCAGATACAACGGTTGCACAAACACCACCAGTAACCTCATTTGGTGATGACCCAAGTGTTCAGGCAACACAAGCTAGGTTACTACGTGAGTTCGGCGCTCCTACAATTAGCCAACTTCAAGCAGGGCAAACAGCGCTAACTGATACAACAACCCCAACGGCTGTACAAACAACAGCGGCAAGCCCAGAGCAAGCTCAAGTTCGTAGCCCACAGACTGAGGGAGCAGAAACTATTTCATTTAGTGATGCCAAGCGCCAAGCAGAAGGATTATTAGTATCCAGAGGATTTAGGAATCCAACTGGTTCACAAATTAACGCAGTGGCTAGACAAATACAGGATAATTTTGCTGAATCAGAAGCTAAAAGATTAACAGAAAAAGATATACAACAACTTAGGTTAGAAGAAGCTCAGCTAAAAGCAGCAAGGGCTGGACGCAAGCCAGTTGGTAGACCATTCGTTGATCCAAATACTAATTTGGTTTTACAGCAATACGATGATGGTAGCTTTGAAAGACTTGGATCAGCGCCAAATATTCCTATTGACCCATCTATTGTAGCGGGTCGTTTTAATGCGGGTCAAGATGGATCAACTAAAACAAATACTGGCTCAGGTGATACTATTAGAATGCTTGATCGGGATGGAAAAATTAGAGATGTCAACAGTGGTGACGTTGAAGAAGCCCTACAAAATGGATATAGTCTTATATCATCATGAAAGATTTTGGAACCCTCGTAGAGGATAAACCAAAGGACTTCGGAACTGTCGTTGATAGTGATTTCAAAGACTTTGGAACTGTTGTAGAATCTGATCCTACTCTAGGTCAGATAGGCACTGGTCTTGTTACTGAGATTGCGGTAGGAGAGGGCAGTAAATACGCTGCAACCACAGCTGGGGCAGCAATAGGAACCGCTGCTTTAGGTCCAGGGTTTGGAACTGCTGTTGGTGCTGGTCTAGGATACTTAACTGGCGGTATATCGGGTGGTATATCTGGATCGATAGCAGCACAAAAGCTTGAGGGAAGAGATGACATATCTTGGGGTCGTGTAACCGCTGATACTATTCTTAATATCCTACCATTTGGTGCAGGTAAAGTAACTAAGGGTACAAAATTATTACCTCGACTGGTTGGAGCATCCGTAAAGCGTGGAGCTGCAGGTGCTGGATTATCCGTTGGCGCCGCATCAATCGAGAAAGGAATAGAGGAAGGCGAGTTCCTTACATCTGAGGAGTTCTTAAAAACCGCTGGTATAGGTGCAGGTCTCGGCTTGGGACTAGGCGCACTTGGTGGTGCTTTGAACAAATCATACAGCAAGTTACTCAACAAAAATGCTGACCAGATTGATGATCTTTACAACAAAGGAGATGTTGATGCTATCACTGTGGTTGATGCGATCACTGGTGGTAACCCAAATGGCAGGATTAATCGTATGCTTAACAGCATACAGCAGTACGTTATACCGACTAATGTTATTGGTAGCAGGGCATCAGCAGATGTACGTGAAGCACTGAACAGATCAGCCACAGCAAAGGACATAGCTGGTCGTGCAAGAAAAGCCATTGATAAAGTTTATAATAATTTAGATGACGCAGAAAAGCAACTTGTTGACAAGTACATCATTGGAGAATCAACCACGTTGCCACCAAGTGCTATGGGACTGAAGCAAACTATTGATGAGTCTAGGGAGTTAATAAACAAATCTCAGAGAGAAATACTTGAGTTGCACTCAAAGGGATTACTCAATATAGATGATGTGTTAGTTGAAAAAATTAAGAGCAGTATGAATTCGGGTGATTATCTTACCCAAGAGTACAGGTTCTACGAAGATTTTAAGTACGTTCCTACAGATGCATCCAGAGAGGCGCTAAGAAATAGTTTAATCAAGCAACTCAAAAAAGAGGGAGCAGAGGATGCGGAGTCCCAAGCCGATGAAACTATACTTAATTTATTTGACAGCAGACAGCCTAACAACTCTTTAGGTGGAATAAAAATAATTGCTGAGAACAGTAGGCTTTTCAAGGAAAGAGGTGTTCTTACCAAGGAGATGAAGGATTTCCTTGGAGTACTTGAGCAACCAGGCGAAAAATTCTTTGGTACCCTATCAAGGCTTGGGCAGTTAGCTGCACAACAAACAGGAGCATTGAACATAACACAGAACTTACTTCGCTCTGGATCCGCTATTCCTGCTAGTAGGATTCCTAGAAATATGCTTAATGATTACCAAAAACTTGATGTTAATGGTCAAAAAATATCTTTAAGGGGAGAACAAATATATGTGCTAAAAGAAGTAAACAATTCTCTGAAGCAGTTGTTTGCTACCAATATATCAAAAGAAACATTTACACTTGCTGAGAATGCTTTTACTAAACTACTCAGCACAACCACTGGTCTAAGTAAGTTCGTAAAGGTTCCGTTGGCTCCAGCGGCTTACTCTCCTCAGTTCTTTGGTAATATGTTCATGGTGCTTGGTCAAGGAATGAACCCATTAAGAGGTTTTGGTAAAGGATTAAGGGTAGCATCTGCTGAGTTCGGTCTAGGTAAAATGTCCCTAAAAGAATTTAATAGATACAAGAGTTTAGGACTGGTTGACAAAGAAATATTATCAAGCGATGTACGTAACGCATTTAACAGAGGGTTTAATATCCTTCCAAAGACTAAGGCTGGAAGGGTTGCTGGAGCTTTTACTAAAAAAATAGGTAAGGCTTATAGCGCCCTTGATACAGCGAACCGTATTTCTGTGTTCGAGAACTATAGAAATATTCTTCGCTCCTTGTCACCCAACATCGAGAAAGATATTATCCGCAAGGGAATAAAAGAAGCTGACCTTAAAAAATTAAGCGCTAAAGCTAAGAAAGAGTTAGCTGAAGAAAGGATTGATAAGTTAGCAGCTGAGTTAACTAACTCCACTTATCAGAACTATGATAGAATATCTCCATCCCTTCGCTACCTTTCGCGTGTCGGTGTTCTCAATGAGTTCGTATCATTTAACCTTGAGCTTACCAGAACTACATTCAATCAAGCGCGTTTAGCTAAATCAATGATTGATGGATCATTTGCTAAAAAAATGGCGGATGAGTACGGAATAAAGATTGATAGAACATCGGCTATGGTTGAAGGCTCAAAGAGGGTTGCTTTCCTATCAGCAGCCATTGGTTCCGCAAGTCTAGGTATAGCTTATCTTAACAAGAAGAGTGGATTCTCGGACGAGGAGATTGACGCAATCAGAAACACGGTTGCACCTGAGTGGGATGACAGCAGTGCGTTACTAGTAACAAGGGATGGTGACACTGTTGGATTAACAAACATGAGTTATCGTATGCCAATCGCTGAGTTAACCTCAATGCTTGAGGCTGGCCTCGGAACTGGAAGTTACCAAGAGGCTGCAGGTGAAGTGTTCCAAGCGTTTACGGACAAGTTTTTTGGCAGGGGTACAATGAATGCAACCAATGCTATCTTCGCGTTAACTAATATTAACCCACAAACTGGGCGTAAAATATCTACAAGTGTAGAGCCTCTTGATAAGGTTTTTGAGCAAGCTACATTCTACGTAAAAGAAACATTTGAGCCAGGGCTAGTTCGTGATTTGAGAAATTGGGAAAAGAGAACAGGTAAGGAACAAATAGCTCGATACTTATTAGGTGAAAGAAAAATGAACACCGAGATAATGAAGGGTGCATCATTTAAGTTCAGGGCAGTTAATGACAATGTTAGAGGAATAAGAAGTGGCTATGCTGGAGCAGTAAGCAATGAGGATCAGAACACAGCGCAGGCTTATGATAAATACAACGCTAACTACAGACAGAATATGCAGAAGTTAATAGGTCACATCAATGATCTTCGTTTGCTGGGCAAGGATAACAAAACAATATTTGATGCTCTTCCTGCGACATTATCAAAGCAAGCTAGAATTATGGCAATGAGAGGAATGGTTCCCGATATGCCGATTGCATCATCGATAAGTGGTACTCGACTTGAAAGAACCAAGGAGTACGCAAAACAATTCCAGAGCCTTCCAAGGGAACTAGGCATACGAATGCTTGAGCAAGAAGTTGCCTTAGGTAGAATTAAAAAGGATATGTTGGATACGATTGTCCGAGTAGTTAAGCTACAAGGGCAACAATAAAAAGCCCCACCCCCATTAACACCATTGAGGGTGAGGCTACCTACAAACGAGGCTCAGAAAGGGGGACTACATAAACCCCCTGCCGTGAATTACTTCATCAGCTCACCTCTTCACAGATATATTATACACTTAATGTTACCAAAAGCTCCTTGAGCTTTTTCTTTTCGAACTGTAACTCCTTGCGTTGTTCTGTCATACGTTCAATTCTATAAGAAAGTGTCCTGGACTCATGTCTAATCATATCTATCTGAGTCTGTATTCTTTCAATACTTTCTTGTTTTATTTTCATTATTGTGTTTATAAGTGTTTTAAAGTTTTTGTCAACTAATTATCTTCTATGGTTCTTAGTTCTTTTGGAGTGCTTCCATCCATTTTTGTTAATTCCCCATCCATTTATTCCGTCAATATTTAGCATACGACAAAACTCTTTGCGTACCATCCCACCCAGATCGGACACTTCTCTTATTTGAACGGACGCTATGCAATCATATTTTTCATTTATTGATTCAACGACTGACCTTGGTGCCGTGCTTATAACTTTTCTGTAATTAACTACTTTTCTCATTATGAAAACCTCCCTGTGCAGTGATAGAACTTAAAGAACCCACCAATGTCACGCTCTCCTTCACGGTTCTTGGCTAGCTCATAGCTAAGGTTTGTGTAAGCTCCTTGATAGTCAGTGTCCTTACTTGACTCAACGTCACCGCCCGATGGGTACATAAGCAGGACAACGTCAGCATCGTTCTCAATGTCCCCAGAATCCTTAAGGTCATACAGCTTGAGTCGATTGCTCTTGGCTCCCTCTCTGTTGACTTGAGCTAGGAGTATAATAGCTATGTTTAAATCAATGGCCATCTGTTTAATCTTGTGAGATATGTGTGCTATACCTTCTGCTTTACCCTTTCGGGAATCAAATGGTATCAGCTGTAGATAATCAATAACTAGTAGCTTAACCTTGTGCTTGTTAACAAACTGTCTGGTCTGGCTGTATAAATCATCTGCACTCTTGACTGAGTGCGATGTGTAAATTGGTAGATCCTTCAATCGATTGATGGCACTGTTAACCCTTGTGACTTGTTCCTCACTTGCTCTGTTCTCCTCCACGTTGCGTAGGTTAACGCCAGATATTACTTGTGTAAGTCTCTTGGTAAGTTGCTTCTGTGGCATCTCCAATGAGAAGATCCCGCATGAGTGACCATCCTTAGCCACAGCTTGGGACACAATGTAAAGTGCTAGTGCTGATTTACCACAAGATGTAGGTGCAGCCACCGTCATTACTTCACCTGCCGCAATCCCTCTGTTACCTAGGTAATCATCCAATCTATTGGTGTGAGTCCTAACAACGTCAGCCTCGTACTCACCTGCTTGCATCTTGGCGATGTCTTCGATAAGCTCGTCTGCTGATGCCCCGATGCTTACCTTGCACTGATTGATCAGTGGCTTCTCTGTTATCTTGGACTCAAGCTCACTGCGTATCTCATCATAACTTCTTGTCTCGGACTCAACATCCTCGACAGCAAGTCGGCAGGACTTCATTAGGTCACGGAGCCTTGATTTTTCTACCACTGTACGCGCAAAGAATAGAGCCTCAGAGGGCGTAGAAGCGCCGTCCATAATGGACAGTAGCCCAGCCATACCCCCGACCTCATCAACGCCTTGTAGGGCTTTTAAATGCTCTAGCATTGCAACCTCGTTGAGTGGCTTACCTGCTAGTGAAAGCTCACCGATTGCTTGGTACAATAACTTGCACCTTAGAGTGTAAAAATCCTCAGCCTCAAGCATTGGTTTCACCGTGTCGTACACGGATGTATCACCAGGTAGAAGGCAGGATGCAATTAATCTTTCTTCAGCTTCAGCATTATGTGGTTGCTGATGAACCAGTAGTTCTAATTCGTTCATTCTCAACTGTAGTTAGTAGCGAACGAAGCAGTTGACCCAAGGCATTGTGTTTGATGCGGGTTTCTTGAGGTAATTTAAAAGGATCAATCTCTTCATAAAGTGAGAGTGATACTTCTGCTGCTTCTTTTATTTTAGTCATCGCTTGTTTTATTTTCTATAATTGTTGAGAACACTTGAACCCCCCGCAGGATGCGGAGAGCCAAGCATTCTAGCACAAGCACTTACTCCGATTCTTCTCTTTCGAGCATCCCTATGGCTATCAATGAGTAGCCAATTAGGTCACGGAATATGTCTTTGGATTGGTCGCCATTTGTGTTCACTTGGAGCGACCCATCGGCACAGAAAGACTTAGCTCTCTGGAATTTATCCTGCATTCGAATGCAGATTCCTGTCAATGGATGAACGCCGAACTCGGTTGAACCATCGAAGTTAGCGAATGGATTATCGCAGGTCTCTCCTCCAGTGTAATCGTTGTTCTTGTGAGCGGTCATCTCCAGAATGGAATCCACTTCCTGACGGCGGAAATTTTCCCACCAGGCTTTATCGAATGAGGACATTACTTAGAACGGTGAGTCGTCATTAGTTGGCGCCGTTGCCATCTTTGGCTCCGAAGCAGGGGACGCCTTGGCTTCCACTGGGTTCAGTGCTAGTGACAAGAAGTTGGTGCCACTCTTGGCTTGCTTCTTCCATCCCTTGAGGTAGTAGTCCACTCCCTCTACATTAATCTTCCCGCTATAATCGGGATGATTAGGTTTTTCTTTACGGTCATTCACGAAGAATGTACCACTGTTTGTGTTATCGTATTCCATATTATTATTATGTTGGGTTAAAACTCAGTTGGTTGGTTCACAGCTTGGGA